CTTGTTTTTATTGAATTTTTTGGGCCCAAAAAACTCAATAAAAACAAGGGGTTAGCATAATGCTTTTTTATCTTAAAAACCCAATATAGATTGCGAATGAGAAGCATTCTCAACAAGGGGATAAAAATAAGCGCGACAAGATGCCGCGCCTTTTAGTTATATTGCATCTAGCAATTTATTCAGTGTCAGCTTGTCAGCTTTGACTAGGCTTTCCAAACCTTGAACGCCTAGCTTGTTTTCAATCGAAATAACGATTTCATCTTTTCGCATAACAGGCTGACCAGTTTTAGAAAGACGGGCTTTCTTAACGTAAGGTAAACCCATTGTGCGAACCTTAGCGATCACGCCGCGTGGCGTGATACCAGCATCAGCAAACAATGGAAGCGATGCAATTTCGTGGCAACGGGCAAGGTTAAGTTCACCATGCTTTTCAGCCGCTTCAATAAGCGCTGCTACCATTTCAGGGGTATATTTCGTTTTCATATTAGTTTCCTTTCGTAAAATGTTCAAATGTTTCTTTAACTATAAAATAGGGCCAGATCACTAAAGCAGCATAAAATATAGGATCGGTAAACTGCCTTTTAATACCTCTCCAAGTATGAGTTTTATTTGCCATACCTATTAGAGAAAAGGATGCGACAATAATCAGACCTATAATATAGTATAAACCATATATAGTAATTACCTGTAGCAAGTCGATTGTTATAATCATATTAATATCCTTTATAAGTTGGGTATTGGTCAGGGTGAAGGCATTTTATCCCTAGTGGAACAACGGCGTCATGTACCGTCAAGTTATCATCCCACATTAGGCAATCTTGTGGCGAGACATTATAGTCGCGCATAAATTGGGAAAGCTGTTTTGCTTTTAACTCACCATCCGGCGTCATATCCCCTTGAGGGCGATATAAGATATGGTCATAGTGCAAACCAGCATAACGAAGAAACATAAAGTCATAAACACCCATTGTTCTAGCTGTGCATACAACGACTTGCGAGTGAGAATAAAGATTGCGCATTTCCAGCGCCAGCGGCATAAGTCTGTCCTGAAAGATCTTTTCAAACGTGCAATTTGCAAACCAGTGATCTAAATCAATGCTGCCGCATGGTTTGCTAACCTTGCGATGGCTTGAGTCAATTACCGTCATGTCTAAGTCAAATATCGTTGTTCTCATTTCGTATCTCCTTTATTATTATGGCGATTATACCAGCATGAAGGCATAAAAGCAATACGCTAGCTAAAATTAATTCCAATTGTGTCATACAAATATCCTATCGTTAGGGTCAGCCATAATAGCATTATGCTAACCCAAATTACTGTTTTAAGCCTTTTCATTTTGTCCCCCTAAGTATCGCAAATCGCGTTTTAAAAAGTCAATTGCATTTTCTATCATGCAACGTTCGGTCCAAGTGCTAGCTTCTTTAGCTAGCTTTTGAAGATTGGCAATTTTAACTTGCGTTTGTTGGATTTGTTCTGGCGTCATTATTGAACCTCCATCTCTTGAACTTGTATGTCGTCATACCCCCAGTGCTCTGGCAAGTTGTTGGCAGCCTCATCAGCTTTTTCTTGGGTAGCATAAACGCCGATAACTTCTGTGCCTTCGTAGTCGATGCAACCAATCAAAACAAAAACTGTCATTTCGTATCTCCTTGTTATGTAATCAATATAATCATTTTTGGCCTATAGTCAACAGTTGACGTCGCGTCAACTTGCAAAGTTTTTTGTTCACGATTTGTTCTTTCTATAATGCAATTTTTCCGAAAAAATGCAGTATGCTAAGTCCTTGTTTTTATTGAATTTTTTGGGCCTAAAAAACTCAATAAAATCAAAGGGTTACTATATTCACTTTTTTCTGAAAAAACACAATATAGAAAAAATGCTACTATTGGTTGTAGGGGGCGGTTATTCGACTACTGGTTGTATCACGCGCACAGACCCACCCACACGTAAAACTTTCAAAAAATTTCACTTGACATCAAGTTATACCTATGAGAAAATTACACATGACCAAAATTTCAATCCTCCCAGAAAGCCTAGAAGTGGCCAACACATACCTCGAGACCGCTTCCATAGAGGATACGGCATTAAGATTTAATACGTCATCCGAAACCATCTCTAGGATTTTAAACGAAAAACAAGTCAAAGATTACATCAATAACATTTACCTCGACACCGGATATAGAAACAGGTTCAAATTAACCCAAGTTTTAGACAAACTAATTGACGAAAAACTGCAAGAAGGACTAGACACAGGATTTTTCACTAAAGCAGATCTCCTAGACCTCCTTAAGTTTTCCCACCAACTACGGATGGACGAGGCAAAAATAAATCAAACAAACCAAACTAACGTACAAATAAACGAGTTTGGAGGAGGAGGCAACTACGCTGCCCTTATGGAAAAGTTAATGAAATGATCTTTCTAGTCGCATACTTAGTTGTAGGTTTTGTTTGCTACCTTGCGTTACGCAACCTTAGACATTGGAATCAATATCAAAAAGTAGAAATAAAAGAACTTGCACTAGATATCTCTAGACTAGTCCGCGCAAAAGATATTAATGGTGATCTTAAATTACGATACATTGCACTCTATATCTCTGCTGCTACACTAGGTACTTCATGTTTTATGTTTTTTATGTCCTTTTTACAACACGTAATGCAAGGACAAAGTATCTCAACACCAGAAGTGCTGGGACATGCCACTAGCGTACTAGGGATAGTAACCCTTTGGTACGCTGTGTTTAAAAGGGTAAGACCATGAAGATCTTTGAAGATAGCATAGAGTATATTGTTCTTTCATTTTTTATTGCATTTTCCGCAGTACTTGTTTCTAGGTCGTGGAGAAAAAATAAAGGATACTTTTTTGCTGCCGTAATTACTGGCACAGTATTAGGTATTACTGCTAGTCAAACTCCTGGTATTCAAGACTTTGACTTTCTTATAGCCGTAGCTGGGACCATTACAGGTCCAGCCACGTTATCTTTTTTACAACACAAAAGTTTGTTTGACGTAATAGATAAAATAAAGGACATAAAAAATGATTAAGTGGTTAAAATTCTTTATAAAAATAGAAGAGCCCCTAGAAGATCTCGATGACGAGCTACTTAATTTTATTGCCCGTCACGAAGGACTGCGTTTAGTTTGTTACCTAGACCCCGCAAACGTGCCCACAATTGGATATGGCCACACAAAAACAGTATCGCGCGCCGACGTAGGCGTAAAAAAGATTACCCGCGAAGAAGCATTGCTACTTCTCAAGGAAGATCTAGCTGCCGCAAAACATGCTGCTCACGCAATTACTGGGTTATATAGTGGAAAAGTTTTCAATGGTGTAACATCGTTTATCTTTAATCTAGGACCAGGTGCGCTACACGGTAAAACAACACAAATTGGACGTCACCTGTTAGAAAAAAACTATGAAAAAGCTGCAGAAGGAATGCAACGTTATGTTTACGCAGGAGGAAGAAGACTAGGCGGCTTAGTAACACGAAGAAGAGAGGAAGCTAACCTAGTATGGAAATCTCCAGAAAAGACGTAGTTGCTGATCACATTGCAGAGTATGGACCAGATCGCTTTTTAAAAGTAAGCCCAGATCGGTATCTCGAAGAGCTAGCTATAAAACCATTACCAGCACAAATGGGAATTATTAACGCAGTTAATAATCCTAAATACCGTTTTGTATGCGCAGCAATTGCAAGAAGACTTGGTAAAACATATATTGCAAACATTATAGGACAAATTGTATCCCTAGTACCTGGATGCAGTATTCTTATTATGTCGCCTAACTACAGGCTTAGCCAAATTTCGTTTGACCTGCAACGTAGCCTTATTAAACACTTTGATTTGGAGGTTACAAAAGATAACGCTAAAGATAGCACTATTGAACTTGGTAACGGTAGTTCAATACGTATTGGTTCTGTAAATCAGGTTGACTCTGTAGTTGGTAGATCATACGATTTGATTATTTTCGATGAGGCAGCACTTACAGAAGCTGGTGAAACAGCATTTAATATTGCGCTTAGACCTACACTAGATAAACCAAATAGCAAAGCAATCTTTATCTCTACACCACGGGGCAAAAATAACTGGTTTAGTCGCTTTTATCAAAGAGGCTTTAGTGACGAGTTTCCTGAATGGGTTTCCATACATGCTACATGGAAAGATAACCCTAGAATTGACATGCGTGATATCGAAGAAGCGCGACGTACTATGAGTGACGCTGAGTTTCGCCAAGAATATGAAGCAGACTTTTCTACTTTTGAAGGACGTATTTACACGTTTAACTTTGACACCCAAGTACGAGACCTTTCTAGCCTTGAACATAACTTTGATATTATCGCAGGACTAGATGTCGGTTATAGAGATCCAACAGCATTTTGTGTTATTGGGTATGATTATAAAACAGAGTGTTATTATGTATTTGCAGAATATTTATCTGCGGAAGATAGCACATCGAAGCACGCAAAAGCGTTACAATATTATATTGATAAATATAATGTAGACTTTTTATACGTAGATAGTGCGGCGGCACAATTTAGAGCAGACTTAGCAGCAGATTATGGTATTTCTAGCCTTAACGCAAAGAAAAGCATACTAGACGGTATTGCTCATGTTGCAGGTATTGTAGATAACGATAGACTTTTTGTTGATCAAAGCTGCGTAAATGTACTAAAATGTCTAGAAGCGTATCAGTGGGATAAAACTGGTACAGGTAAAGAAAGACCCAACCACAATTGGGCAAGTCACATGGCCGATGCACTTAGATACGCGTTGTATAGTCATCAGGTTAGTGTAGGAAGTTTTTAGGTTAAAAAACAGCCAAACTCGTAAAAATTTTACTTGACTAAGTATATTAAGAAGGTTAAAATTATACCATGAAACGTTTACCTGTCAAATATATTAGAGATAGAGCAAAAAAAGCATATCAAAAAGATACTTCTTGTTATATTTGTGATACAGATGAAAAACTAGAACTACATCACTTTGCAGGTGTAACAGATCTTTTTAATATTTGGTGTAGACGTAACAATATTAAGATAAACACTGATGAAGACATTTTAGAAGTAAGAGACGATTTTATAGCTGATCACCAAAAGGAGCTATTTGAAGACGTTGTAACGCTTTGTAAAGAGCACCATTCTAGACTTCATTCGTACTTTGGGAAAGCTCCTGTTATTAGCTCTGCTAAGGGGCAAAGGAAGTGGGTAGATATACAACGTGGCAAACATCGTCAATAAAACACTAGACTTTTTGGGGCTAAGCACAAAGCTAAATCCCTCTCAGCCGTACATTGCCATGCAAGAAGGTACAAATGTACCTCCTATTGCTAATCAGTATTGGACGTACTACCAAAATCTTGGTATTGTTAATCGCGCTATCAATATGATTGTAGATAGCTCTAGCCAGGTAGACGTAATTGTTGATACGGAAACAATTCCACAAAACTTCCCTCCAGTTAAAAATATTAAAAGAGCTCAAGTTCATCGTCTATTAAATTACGAGCCCAATCCATTCCAGGATATCTCGTCTTTTCGCAGACTGCTTTACACAGACATCCTAGTCGAAGGTAATGCGTTTATTTACTTTGATGGTGTGCATATTTACCACATGCCTGCCCATCTTGTAGAAATATTACCAGATGATAAGATGTATGTCAAGGGTTATAAAGTACATAACATTATGTATGATGCGAGCGAAATTATACACATTAAGCATAACTCTATGAAAGGCATCTATAGAGGTGCTTCCCCACTAAAAGCGGCAGCCAAAAATATGACGCTTTTAGCGCGTATGTTGTCATTTCAGGATACGTTTTTCGAAAACGGAGCAGTACCTGGGTTAATTTTAAAAAGCCCTAACGCCCTTTCGGATAAACTAAAAGAACGTATGATCGAGGGATGGCTTAGAGCTTATGCTCCCAACAAAGGTGGTAAAAGACCGCTTATTCTTGATGGAGGACTAGAGCTAGATAAAATATCTAACACTAGTTTTAAAGAGCTAGACTTCGAGTCAAGCATCAAAAATCAAGAGCAAGCAATTCTTACTTCACTAGGCATTCCACCTATCTTACTTATGGGCGGAAATAACGCTAACATTAGACCTAATCAAAGACTTTACTATATTGAAACAGTAATTCCAATTGTAGATAAATTCTTAAAAGCGTTTGAAAGATACTTTGGATTTAAACTAAAACCAGATAACGATATTCCAGGTCTACAGCCAGAATTAAGAGAACAAGCAGGCTTCTATTCTACACTAGTTAATACAGGTATTATTACAGTAAATGAAGCAAGAAGAGCCCTTGCTTATGACACAATGCAAGACGAGGATAGGTTGCGAGTGCCACAAAATATTGTAGGATCTGCCACCAATCCAGGCGAGGGAGGAAGGCCGGAAGATGGCGAAGTATAGAGGAGTAGATATCGATCTTACGCCTACAGACGGTATGAAGGCAGAAGCAGAGCGTGCACTAGCGTGGAGAAAAGAAGGCAACCCTGGTGGTACTGCCGTAGGTATTGCTAGAGCGCGCCAGCTAAAAAACAAACAAGAGCTTTCAGCCCGTACTGTACGTCGTATGTTTTCGTTCTTTTCACGACATGAAGTTGATAAAGAAGCAGAAGGTTTTAGCCCCGGCGAAGAAGGCTACCCGTCAAAAGGTAGGGTTGCTTGGGCACTTTGGGGTGGTGATCCTGGCTTTAGTTGGTCTCGTGCTAAAGTAAGGCAGCTTGATCGTATCGACGAAGAAAAGTCTGTCCATTACGAGGACGACGAAGATGAAAAGGCAAAGCCTATCTCTGACGCAGTAAAAGATGGTCTACGTCGTAAAGCAGACGAGCACAATGACAAGTATGGAGATAACCCAGCCAAACGAGTAACGTATGGTATGCTAGCAAAAGTATTTCGTAGAGGAGTTGGAGCGTATCATACTAACCCTCAATCTGTACGTCCTAATGTCAGATCACCTGAACAATGGGCATACGCTAGAGTAAATTCGTTTTTATATGCGGTTCGCAACGGAAAATTTCGTTCAGGAAAGCATGATACGGACTTACTTCCAGAAGGGCATCCTATGAGAGGCCCCAAAGAGGATGAAAAAATGTATGAAGAATTAATGGGTATTATTTCTACTGAGGTAGAAAAGGTTGAAGAGACCGATAACTTTGTTAAGATCCGTGGAATGGCTTCTACGATTGACGTGGATCGTACTGGTGATGTAATGAAAACATCTTGCTGGAGCGATGAAGGTCTCAAAAACTACAAAGAAAACCCAATTATCTTATTTAATCACAATTATGATAAGCCTATCGGTAGAGCAACTATGATTACTCCTACTGAAGGAGGCTTACAAATCGAAGCTAATATTAGTAAAGCAGATCCTTATATCGCTAAGCTAATTGATGATGGAATTCTCTCAACCTTTTCAGTAGGGTTTAGAGTAAAAGATGCAGACGTTAACAAGGAAACTGGTGGTCTGTATATCAAAGAGGCAGAACTATATGAAGTGTCAGTAGTTTCTGTGCCTGCTAACCAAGCGGCTAAGTTTGAGGTCGTTAAGTGTTTTAGTCCTGTAGAGTTTGAGTCCTACAAAAAAGGACTATTTGTGCCAGACAATGGCAAAAAGGTGGACAACACCGCGAAAGGAAAGTTTGAAATGGATAAAGAAATGAAAGAACTTATCGCAAAGCAAACTTCAGCAGCCGTAAAAATGGCCCTAGCTGAAAAAGAAGCTGCCGATAAGAGAGTTGCCGAAGAAGCAGCTAAAGCGAAAGCCGCTGAAGAAGAAGCACGTAAAGTTGCTGTAGAAGCAGGTATGTCTGGTGCAGAGCGTCTACTTGAAGAAGTTAAAAAATCTTTTGACGAAGGACGTGCTACTACCCAAGCAGAGATCGATGAGCTTAAGAAAGCCCTAAAAGATCGTTCAGAAGAAGTTGCTGCTCTTCAAAAGTCTAAGCGTCAGTTTGTTGCTAACGGCACTAACGACTGGAAAAAAGCTCACGAGTCTGATATTCGTGACGCCTATGTACTAGGTGCTATTACCCAAAAAGGCTTTAATACCAAGTTTGGTGGCGAAGTTATGGAAAAAGTAAATGACATGTCTGGTGTTGAAATGCCAGCCGCTGCATCTACTGTTGTTTTTGAAAACATCGCCTCTACCACAATTGAGCGCGATATCCAAAACCAGCTAGTACTTGCCCCACTTTTCCGTGAGATTGCAATGTCTTCTGCAACCATGGTAATGCCTATTCTGCCAGACGCTGGTTATGCTGAGTTTACCACTGCAGCAGGCGCAGCTTCTTATACTGGTGGAAAAGGTAACATTGAAGCACGTGGTGCTGCAATTGGTGCAAACAATGGTGTAGACCTTTCTCAGAAAGTTCTTACCACGCACAAGCTAATGTCTGTTACCTTCCTAGCTAACGACACAGACGAAGACGCAATTCTTCCTCTACTTCCACTACTAAATGAGACCCTAGTACGCTCTCATGCACGTGCCGTTGAGCATGCACTACTTCTTGGTGGTCACTCAACCGCTGTTAACACTGGTGGATTTGATGGTCTTGTTGAAATTGGTAAAGATAACACTACCAACACACAAGACACCGATGCATTTGCTGGCGCAGCTGCTACAACTGCAATCCTTCTTGGCCTACGTAAGAACCTAGGCAAGTTTGGTGTTCGCCCACAAGAAGTTGTTTACCTCGTAAGTGAGCGTGCTTACTTCGAGCTTCTTGAGGATGCAGAATTCCAGGATGCAAACCTTGTTGGTGCAAACCTTGCAACGAAAGTTGTTGGTGAAATTGGCAACGTATTTGGATCTCGTGTACTACTAGTTGATGAGTTTAATACTCCGGCTGTTAGCGAGTTCTACTGTGCTGCTGTTAACCCACGCAACTTTGTTATTCCACGTCTACGTGGTGCAACACTTGAGTCTCAGTATGTCCCACGTCTACAGCATCGTGAGCTTATTGCTACTCAGCGCCTTGGTTTCTCTGAAATTATCACAGGTGCTACTGCAGTTTCTGCACGCAACTATAGCGCAAACGCTACTTAATGCAACTGGGCGCCCTTCGGGGCGCCCAACCCCTAAAGGACACACATGGCTGATTTAGTTACTATTAATGCTTATAAGGCTTACCGTGGTATTACAGGAACCACCGATGACACTAGACTAAATGTTATTGTTCCGTCTGTGTCCAATCTTGTAAAGACATATTGTAGCAGGACTTTTATTGATTACTACTCTATTGACAAAGTACAAAAGTTTTCTTTAAAATGGCCACAAAATGTAGTCTTTCTTAACGAGATTCCTCTTGTATCTATTACTAGCGTCAAAGAGTTTGAGTCCGAAACAGAAGGCTCTAATTATATTACACTTACCTCAGACCAATATCAGCATGATGAAAACTTGGATGCCATTTACCGTATTGAAGCAGGGCATAGAAAAGACTTTCCAAAAGGTATTAACAGTGTAGAAGTATCGTATAAAGGTGGTTACAGCGCTCTCCCAGAGGATTTGAAGCTAGCAGTAATTGACCTTATTACTTATTATTTAAAAGAAGAACACAAACCCGAAAAGAATCACGCTAGCTTTACTATTCGTAATACTGCTGCGGAGCCTGACTTTCCAGACCACATTAAACGTGTATTGGACCTTTATAGAGATGGCT